GGCAGTTCGCTTTGGTCATTGCGTCCACCGCCATCATCAGCGCAATCAATGCGCTGACGCTTAAACCGGCGCAGTGTGCTCTCTGGCTGCGGCCGATGCCCAAAAGAAAAGTCAACTGGTTCTTCCGTGGTTTTAACAAGGGTTATACGGCGGTCGAGAATGCCTATATATGAACAGGAGTGAGATAAATGAGACGTTAGGAGTGCGATAAATGGAAATAATAAGGAATAAAACGGAACAAAACGGAACAAAAATAAAAAGTGTTTTGCATATTTTGAAACAATAAATTTTGCACAAAAATTAGCAAAATTTAATCAACTATAATCACTCAAAATGACCAAAAAAAAGCTAAAAATTAATCAAAATAAGTCACTCAAAATAACACCTAAATAAGTTAATAATTTATGCAAAAAAAACGCTCAAATGACAAAAAAATAAGCTTAAAAAATATGCCGAAATTGAAAATTTAGGACGTCCTTAAATAGTCAGAAATACTCTCTAAAATTTTATTTTGATCGTCCTCTGAAATACCCAAAAAAGGTCTTGCCGGGATGTCTCCCCAAAGAGATGGAAATTCAGATTTTGTCCCTCCAAATTGTTGCATTGCGGCATACTCCATAGAGCTTCCAACAATTAATGTATCACCGCCAAAGACATCATAAGAAATCTGACGCATCAAATTTCCCTGATCAACAAGGGGCTTATTTCTGCCTTTTCTATCAATAGTCACATTGCTATTATCGGCCCATCGTTGACCATTGGGGCCTATAGATATTTCAAAGCGATGCTTGGTAGAGTCAACTAAATCTTCACCTATAGCAAGCAATACGGGACGAATGTTACTAATCTGTCGCTGCATATTTTGCAAAGCTTCACGAACAGCTCGGTCATCCCATTGGATATCAATCATAGCTTGCCTTTTTAACTATAAGATTTATACTGGAAATGCGGGTGAGGCGTGGAAAATCAGCATCCACGTAGCGTGATCGGCATAGCCGAGGGACGAATGAAGGGGAGCTGTCCTTCCACCCGCTCCTATCATAATAGTTTTATCCAATCCCCGCGTTTTATACGTTCGTCAATTTGCTGCACTGATTGTTTATAACCCGACACAACTCCGTTCAGCCGAACATCTGATTTTTTAACCCGGTAATCCAGTTCGACGGCACCTTTAGACGCGGAATCGTTGCCTGGCAGGATATAAATAATTTTTCCCGATATATTGTCATAAAAGACAGCTCCAGGAGAGTCTAACAATTCCGGCAATTGTCGCCATTCTGTAGGCGATAGGGCATCTTGTTTATGTTCATGGCGATGCTGTTTTGCACCAATAACAAGCCTATCTTCGACAATAATTTCAGCGCTTAGGGGGATAGTTTTTCCCAATTGCTGCATCGCAGTCAACACTTCGAGTTGAATAGCACCAACCAAATGATGCCGGCCACGCGAAACCGGATCAGCCGACCAGGAATCATAAGCTTTATACCATGAAAGACGGTTTTCCATAGCTAGTGTCGGTTTCAATGCCTGCCACATATCCGCACCAATCGAGGCAGGGAAGCGTATCAATTTTTGATCGATAATATTTTTTAGCGGGGTTGTAGTATTTGATCCAGGCGCATAATCCCACCCGTAATCAACACCATTTGGCAAAGTATGCACATTGCCCCATCGGTCTTTTTTCTCAAAGGCTCCATCATCTGGAGGTGGATGACCTTTATATTCACTGGCCGGAACGGACTTAGTCCGGCACTGGCAACCAAAGCCATTCGGGGGGAAATGGGATTGCCACCACGGATCATCATATTTCAAAACTAGGCCATTCCAGCTTTGATGTAATTCACGGGGATGTGCAACAGTGTCGGAATGTATATATTTCCAATAAGGTCGAATCTTTAACAGGTCAGGGTCCATCTGCTGTTGATAGCGTCCGGCGGCATAACTGGAAGACAGGTTAGTGTTATAGATAACCCGCGTACGCCAGTCTCTGCCAGCCTTGGTATCTGCTCCGGTCCAGCCTTCCCAACCGTGCTTTTGGACAATACCTTCAAATTCCTTTTTAAACCATTGAATACTCTTACCGTCAACTATGGATCTATCGACTGCATCCCGCAGATCTACCAGCAAATCAGCTTTGGCAGCGCCAGCCACGATAAACGCACGATCATGAGCGCTCTTTATAATGTCATCCCAGTGTTCAGTAGGCAGGTTCAGTTTTTTCCGGAAAAAATCAACCTGCTCCTTGAACGGCTTATTGAACTTGCCATCACCGCGCGCATTAAAGGCAATCTGAGTAGGCGATAAATTCAGCGGCATGATTTATTGCCTGGCAACTATAAATAGCAGGAATAAGACAGCAACAAACAACCCGATATTTAACCAATCCTCCTTGCTGTGAGGCCCATCGCCAAACGCAAAATATAAAATCTGGCATTCACTCCAGGAACCTATATAGCTTGACGATGGAGCAATCAAAAAACCTATATAGGCAACAACCAGCTTAAGCAAAACCCAACTATTATAAAAAGTTCTCATTTTCCCTCACTCACATCAAAACGCCCGGACAAATCAGCCGCAGCAAACCCCAGCGCCATCACATTAACCAGCTCCGTGCTATCCAAATCACCATAACTGGCAAGAAGCTGATCGCGCAACGCTTCAAGCGATTCAGCCTTATTCACCAGTTCGGCAATCTGCCCAATCATCGCCTTAATGGATGACCCAGCCTCGACAGCCAGCTGGTCAGACATCGACGAAACCGGCGTAGGATCAATATCACTCTGGCCAGGTATAACGGCCGCCATAGCGGCGGTTTGTCCAGCATCTGCAGGAGGTGTGGCAGCTGGCGGCGAAACAACACCTAAAACTGGCTCATCCCCTTCAGGCATCGGTATTTTTAGCTTATTGGTCACGTAACTGACCGGTATTTTTGCCCCGATGGCCACCAGTTTTGGCAAGGAATCCGCGTACAGCGACAAATCATCCGGTTCCTGCGTATCCGATATCCATTTTGGGCAGCGATTATCGGCAAACAGGCCGTTAAGCATCGCCATGGGATACACCAGGAACGCGGTTTTTGACTCGTCAATCTGTGTCGCGTCATCATCCCTGATATCTAACCGCACCTCATTATGCACATCCCCCAGCGAGCGGTTACCATTAGCACCGGTGGAACTGGTCAGCGTCCCGCCTAAAATAGCCTTGGAGATACAACCCTCGCACCAGTCCATCATAACCTTGAATGAATCGGCGCTGCCCGACGCCATAACCTGCTGCAATTCAACAGCCATGTTATCCGGGATAATGCCGGCAGCATGATGGCCGATACTCAGAACGGCACTCATCAAGTCTTTCTTGGCCTTGTCACTGGCGGCTTCAGGATATTTCCCGAGACGAATCGGCAACCCATAGATCTCAAGAAACTCGGCCAGATCCCGGACACTGTAGTTTTTATAAAGATACGGCCAGGCCAATGAGCGGAAAAGCCCGGTTCTTGCGATATAGCCAGAACGCGACCGGTGGATGTGCGGGACCCAGCCAAACGGATGCAGCGGTACGCCATACTGAGAACTGTTATCGCGTAAATGCAGCGTATTGCGGTCAGTCAGCGGACTGGTAAACCAGGTGGGCGAACGGTGCTCAACTTCGCTTGGATACCACAGGCCTTGCGCATTACGCCCCCAACCCAATTCAATGCAGGCATAGCCATGCCCGATAGCATCCAGCATCGACATCGTCAGCGCGCCGACATTCAGCTCATCCCTGATCAAATCCTCCAGTACTTGAGTGTTTTTAATCTCAACAGCGGAGGCGTTACGCGGCGGAACCAGGCTCCATTCCAGTTTTTTAACCGCCATTTCGCGCTTGTGCAGTTCCGCATCGATATGGGTATCCTTTTCACGCATATCCATGAACAGTTCGGCTTGAGACAGCAGGTCGCCATCTTCTGCGGCTTGCAGAAAGGCCGCCAGAGTCGCAGGCGTTAAGCCCCGGGAAGGATGCGAGGCAAACTCACGATGCAACAACGCCGATTTGGGCGAATTCGTCTGTTTATCTTTGACGGTTGCAGGGGTAGGCTTGGTCTTAAACCAGTCCATAATGCTCATTACCAGGCTCCTGGAGAGGGGATAGTTAAATCGGATTTGCCCCAGTACAAATCATTCTTACTGGGCATGGGGTTATATTCGATACGTGATGCAGGCGTGGAAGCGGAATGAATACCCAAAGCGCAAGCCCAAAATCGGTCAGCGTGGCCATTCTCTGAGCGTTCGGCAGTAAACCTGATATTCCCTGATGGCGTAACCACCTTGGTGACTGCCCGCAAATCGGCGCGCACTTCCGGCTGATAGGGGATGCGCAGACGCTTATCTTCCATATGCCCGCGTACTGGATACGCCAGCGATTCTTTAACGGTTCCGGTAAAGGTGACACATTCAATACGATATTGCCCGAACTGCTTTTGTGCATCATCGCCCCAGCCGATACCTAGCCCGGTATAGTCGATGCAGCAGCGGGACAATACGGCCAGCCACGGCCAAAGCTCCTTTTCCTGCTCCGGCTTGGACATGTTTTTCAGCGTGATAATCTTGCGGGTATACAGCACATCACCAAGCTTTTCAAAGATCCACAGCACGGTTAAGTCTTTCTTGCGGCCGATATCCAGGCCGCCATACAGAACGCGTCCTTTAGCCTGTTCCAGCGTAATTTCCCAAGGTTCGGAGGCGGCATATTCACACCCGGCAATCAGATCATATTCCAGGAACGCCGAATCATCATCAGCCGGATTACACATATATTCTTGGCTGAACGACTCCTCATCGGCACAGCCGGACTTGATGAAATCGAAATAAGCCGCTTCATCCATGGGCTGTACTTCATGATCAGCCGGCAATGCCTTTTGCAGCTTATACAAAAACCCCTGATCCAGTGCATCTTGCAGCGTTACCCTGTGTAGACTGATGTTTTTCGGGTTGCCGTGTTCACGCACTTCACGAATAAGTCCATTAAAAAAATTATGGCTGCCGCGGTGCGTGGAGATAATCTCCATCGAGCCTCCCCAGGTAATACCTGGATACGCAATACTCCAGAGTTTGCGAGGGTCAGGATGTAGCGCGAACTCATCAAGGATACGCCCGCCGCGTTTGCCCGCCTGTGCGTCCGGGTTGCTGGACATCGAATGGATACGTTTTCCGCTGGTGAATTCCAGTACATACGCGGTAAGTTTCGTCTTCTCATCAATCACCTTTTCGCCCAGATCGGCGGCGGCAATTTGCAGGATTTTAGCCCACATCTTGCAGTCTTCAATAAACAGCCGGGCTTGCAAATCATCCCGGCTCGATACCCATTGGTCCCACTTTTGCCCTGCCATGGCGGTGCGCTCATCGGCCTTATAAGCTGTTGACCAGCTGACGCCGATCTGCCTGGATTTCTCCATCAGTTTCAGACGCGAACCATCCTTGATCCAGCGTTCCTGGAACGGCAGGAAAATGGCGTCAGGATTGGTGGGAATAACCTTGGCAGCCCCTTCGGCCTTGCTCAGGACAGGCATTACACCGCCATCCCCAGGGCTTCGCGGATCTTCTCTATTCCTTGCGTCGAAACGCCCTCGGCCTTGGCAACATTGGTTGCAATCTTGGCGGCTTCATCCCGGGCCTGTTTGCGCATTTCCAGCTGATGTTTTTGCGAGAGCATATCGACCCGGCCCAGATCGCCAATAGCCCGGGCTATCTTGCTGCTGGTCTCCGCCAACAGATGCGGATCATCGCCCGCCTCTTCAGCATCACGCAGCGCAATGGAAAGCCTGAGCAAACGGGTCTGCATGGTGCGGATCGTCGCCTCACGCACAACACCCTCGGTATCCTGATTATCGGCCAACGAGGTCTTGGCGATTTGATACAGCTGCCGTTGCTCGCTCATATCACGCTCAAACTGCTCCTGGAACTCAGAGCCGTAACGGAAAGCAGACGTTTTGCTGATTTTAACCGACAACCCTTCTTCAACCAGGCGCTCATTCAGCCATTCAGTCAGCCCCTCGTAATCGGCAAAACCACCGGCGACCAGGCGCGCGTTAAACTCATCCTGAATGCTCCTGGGCACCTGGGTTTTAATCGTTGACCGGCGGGACATCAGTAGCAAACCCCAACAAAAGCATATAAACAGAGGACTCTGTTAGAATAAACAGGCCAATACAAAACCCGATCACCAGCCATATTAACAGCGCTTTCATGTCCATTAGCGCAAGCCCTCCGGACGAGGCCGGCTAATGCCGGGGATGTCCCGCAAGCCTTCCACAACCTCCAGCCCGTCGCCGGTCAGGTTGGCAATATGCACACCGCCGGAAACATGATCAACAATGGCATCGGCAGACTTGTCCAGCCAGGCCAGCTCAATATGCAGATCATCCCGATTGATGGCATGTCCATACTCACGGAGCTTGGCCAGCAACACTTCCTGATTGGCCACATAGCCTTGTTGCTGGTGCAGCAACTGCAAAATTAACAAACGTAAAAGCTGGCGGTTATCGGCCATGGTTATTACCTGAGAGAATAAAAGAATGAATTTCCTTGAGATTGGAGATGACCATCCCCAGTTGTCCTTCCATCTTGTTCGAGCTGGCCAGTATTTGGTCAACACGCCGATGGACGGCAATCAAATCCTCATTGCCGACACTGTTTTCTATATCGGCTTCGATGCGCGATAAGCGTTCCCCGTGCTTTTCAATACGG